ACACAGCGGGTATGCTTTCATACTGTGGTGATCAAAGAATCATATTCATGAAAGAGTGGGAAATGACCACGGAAAAGATTGCATGGCTTGCACACGAATGTGTCCACATTGGAAACCTTATCTTGCAGGACAAAGGTGTTGATGAAAAGGAGGGTAAGGACGAAGCACTTGCGTACTTTGTCAGTTACCTTATGCGAAAGTTGCTAGAAGCAATTAAGCAAATTGAAGAAGCCGACCCTGCTGATGAGCAAACAGTTGAAGAATAGCCGCACCATCTTTGGTGACGACATGACCTGAACCGTTGCACTTCCAGCATGGAGTTCCCCATCCCTCGTCATAGAAATCACGACCAGTACCACCGCACTCGTCGCACGTCTTTTCAAGGTCTAGCTTTGTGTTGGTGTTTTCCATACAAACCCCCTTCTAGAGAAATTTTTCCCAATGTCAACACTTTTATAAAATGAATGTTCAAGAAGTTTTAATGAAAGAAGCTATACAGAAAGCATTGGGTGGTGAAGAATATGGAGAGATAGTTGGCAGATTAGATCCAGAGTACCAGAAACGCCTCAAATCCCATGTCCTTGATATGCCAGAGGAATTGGCAATCAAAACAATCTATGGGTCAGTTGTGTGGCGGGAAAGGGTCAATGTGCCAAGGGGCAGGGGCAGACCCAAAAAGACTTAATACCCTTTGGTGTAACGGTAGCACAGGGGACTTTGACTCCCCTAGTCATGGTTCAAATCCATGATCGGTAGCCAATCAAAGGATTTATAAAAAGACGTTTTTTTAATAACCTATCCTTCTGAAAAGGACAGATGTAGCAGTTCACAAACATATTTTCGTTCATGGTAGCGCGAACACTACATTTTTTGTGAACACTACACTCGTCTTGTTTATCGTGCAGTCTGGAAGTGTAGCATGGTTTGATTAGCGGATGCTGGGATAATCACCCATGAGGGGAATCCAACTACTAATTGTAAACATTTTAGTAGTTCTTTATAAATAAGAACCCCTCTGGTGCGCTTGCTCACAGGCAGAGGCGTGAGGGGTATAATTATGAAATTAAAGTCCCGCTGGGCGAACCATGTGGAATCGAGTTTCCCCGATACGGGACTGTTGAGGACGGCCCGCTATTGTGCGACCTATCGCCTATCCTTTGGCTATACGGCTATTCCCCGATCCGTAAGGGAGGACTCATCTCTGGCGGTAGTTTCCTACCCTATGGGAGCGACCCACCATCGGATATTTCCAATGCAACCAGCAATGATTCCGATTGAACTATTAGGAATTCCCTAAAAGTTTGCAAGCCTTTTCTCAATACCAAAGGTAGCATTTTTCCACATCTTCACCTGTCCCGTATTAAAGTGTTTCACAGACCCATCCTTACACATACAGACAGTCCAAACGTCATTGTCAAAGACACCGCCACTCTGAACATAGATCGCATACCCATCGCCCACAGGCGTAAGCACAGGCATCGGATTACGAAATTCGTGGATCATAAAAAGGTCGGAGGAGGTTCAGGTCGCTACTACGTCGAGATCGCACCTTCTTGGTGATTCCACCCGATTTCGCCCCTCAATGCCTCCCCCAATTTAAGCGGCAACCTTTCGGTCAGCGCATCCAGTAGGTCGAAACCATCTGGAGAAGAAAACAAACCTACTTCAAAAACGTCAGCTTGTAAAGCGTCGAATCAATCAACTCCGCAATCCCATCAACCAAGTTCTGAATCTCACTCTCCTCACCCAATACATATCTCTCCTCCTCAAGCAACATCTTCAAATACATCACAAACTCCAAGGCATCCCTATGCTCACTAATCTCAACCATCTGGTCTGGATAATCAACCAACTCCCCATGCCTACCCTGCCATGCCTCAATCACAGCATCCACCAAATCTGGCAACTCACTATAAAACTTCTGCAATGCCTTATGCTCCGAATAACTCAAACTCCTCAAATGCAAAACATGAGCAACCGTAGCCGCATTCAATAACGTCAAAAGTAATGTTCCTTCATTCATAGTCCACGAATCATATCTCTATCCCAATCAGAAAGTCTAGGATCATCTATATGCTCCTTTAATATATCCCCCAACCTCTTCCTCTCCAACTTCAACCCACCATAGCCACCTGGCTCCTTACTCGCATCCTCACCCAACTCATGCACAAGCGATCTCAACAGCATTATGCTCGGCCTTGTAAAATCACTCGCGGGGTATCGTAAACTCATTGCCTATCTTATAATTCATTCTCATCCCTCTAGTCAACACTAAAAGGATCTTTTAATAGGGAAAGTTCCCATACAGGATTTTTTTTGGTTGGCTCCTGTCGCATATACGTTCCCTAAAAACCGATGGTGTGGGGGAGGGCCACCACCCGAAAGAGATTCCTTAGGATCTCCCGAAGAAAAAAAGGGCCGTAGCGTCTCGCCTGGTATCCTATTCTACAAGCTCGGCTTCTATTACAGGCGCGGAGACTTTGACTTCCTGTATCGCGTCTTGCTTGCCGAGAGTTACCAGGAAGAGGAACGGATTTGATACCGCGGGCGACCTATCCGCGTAGTTATCACCTACCATTTTATTATCAATGTTAATCGCTTCCAATTTCGATACCATTTTCACTCTTTTACTCGACCCGCTTTCCCCGTGAGTCTCGACTACCTCTTGAACTAGGTCAGCATCGGGATTGCTCGCATCAGCGCGAACGGCGCGTGCCAGAAAAGACCGCTTTTCAGCGAAAGAAAGAGCATCTTTTTCAAAAGCTTTCTCTCTTAATTTCTTTATCTCATTCTGGATTCTTTCTGATTTAAGAAGTCGGATTCCGTTTGCTCCATGACCTTCTATGGTAGGGCAAGAATATCCTGCCCTTCTGTGGGATTGTGCTATTGATTCTCCAGAAGCGTATAATCGGCAGAATTTGAGTTGCCTTGAATTGAGTTGACGTTGGCGTGGCATAGAGAGAGCATTCTTGACAGAGTTTGCTAGGAGTGTCAACGGATGGAGAAAGAAAGGTGACTCATCGGGTAGTTTCAGATTTTAATGATCGCCAAAAATTGTGTCAATGCTAAACTGAAAGCATGAAGCATGAAGCAAACTTGGTTTTTCAAATTGGGATGAGATTGGCGTTTGAAGGGATTGATTTTGAATTAGAATGGACAAGCCCTTATGGTCGCCATGATCTTGCAATAAAAGACGATGAAACCTTATGGGGTATCATTGAGGTGAAACACGTTGAAACGGAAGGAACACTTCAGCTTGAAAGGTATAAAAGGTTGGATGTTCCGTTGAAGGTTGTCCATTGGAAAACGGATCTTGTGAGGTTGATTGAAGAAGTGAAAGCATGGAAAAAGGGAAAGGGAGTTGATATTTTCACTTTATCTTATCGGATAATTCCAGGCGTAGAAATTGCAACGAGAGAGAGAAAAAGGAAAGGTTGTCCTGCATGGTTGAAGAAGATTGATTGATGCTCTTTTTACTTTCCAAAAGATTCTTGCAGAAAGTTCTTGCAATGATGGAAAGATGATGGCATGATGATTCCATGATGACCGATGGAACAAGCAAACAAGCTGGTTCACGAGTCATCGCAACCAACCTAAAAAAATGACTAACGACTACAACTCAGAGACACGCCTTGCACATATTGCTTGGTACACAAAAGTCATCAACTCCCCAGGAGTTGCTGATTCCCTCAAGACCGCATTGATTGCTGAAGTCGCTCGCCTTAAATCCCTCACCAAGTAACCAACCAAAAAACACAAAAGGAGAAAAACATGAGCACGACGAAAGAACAGATTGATTATTCAGCCTTTCAGTTCCCAGAACTTGCGAAGGCAGTAGTTCAACAAATAGGTGGAGAGGAAGTATTCTTGAATTGTTGGGAAGATATTCTTAACCATGGAGTCTCGGGAGGATTTGGGGGTTTCATTTATTATTCAGACACGAATGCCTTTGCAAAACGGCACATTCGATTGATTCGTGAAATGGCAAAGCATCAGGCCGATGAGTTTGGAG